GCTCCCGCACCAGTGCCAAAACTTGCTCCGAAAACTGCTCCCGCACCAAGGCCGAAAACTGCTCCCGCACCAAGGCCGAAACTTGCTCCGAAAACTGCTCCCGCACCAAGGCCGAAAACTGCGCCGAAAACTGCGCCGAAAACTGCGCCGAAAACTGCCCCGAAAACTGCCCCGAAAACTGCCCCGAAAACTGCCCCGAAAACTGCCCCGAAAACTGCCCCGAAAACTGCCCCGAAAACTGCCCCGAAAACTGCTCCTTCCCCAGTGCCCAAACCTGCGCCAAAAACTGCTCCGGCACTTCCTAGTCAAGATGATATATCTATCCAAGGGACAATAATAGACGCGACTCCTTCTAGAGTCAAAGTAAAATTTACGGACCCTGGCGGGAAATTTAGAACTCCGTTTATATTCCAGAAAAACAATTATGTAAATGGCGATGATGTAGTCGTCCTTGTCAAACCCACAGCACCGTATGCATTTGTAAAACTGTTCAAACCCAATGAGGGACCCGCGCTACTACCCGCTCCTGATATAGCCAATAAATCGCCGGTGTTGCCCATGGATGAAATTATAAAGGAACAAAGTGCCATAAAAAACGCCCCCGAGCACCCAAATTTTACTTTTCCTATTTCCCCTACTTCTGACGACACGCTGTTTCCAGAAAACATAAACACGGCTTGTCTCATTGACGCTATTAAACAGTGTGGTGCAAACAAGTCATTGGCGGGCGGCGGCTTCAATCTCGGGCCATATGCTTCTATACCCATGCCAACCCCCATGGCCCCGAGAGAAACGTTCTCAGATTCTTTTGTACACGAAATAAAAAATAAGAATATAGTAAACAACATAGACTACACGGTAGATTTTGAAATTGCCACTACTCCTTTTGAAATCACGAAAGTAACATCGCCTAAAAATATTGGCGAAGAGATACCTTCTCGTAGTGACGTAATGGTGCCAATAAACTCGGTGAAAGCTGCTTCGGACGAAATTTTTCCTTTTGATACAAATAAGAAGGCCACGCCGACAATGTCTCGCGCAGATATACCAATAGTAGACATTCTTGGAGACAGGACAAAAGAAATGGGTAAGAGTATTGCCGTGTATGTCAAAAAAATTGGAGAAATGTTCTTTTCATACATACAAGATATCGCAAAGAATAACAACGCAATATCGCAAGTCTTTAAAGACAATTCGAAACTAATTAGCGTTCTCATTGCGGTTGCTGCAGGAAGTTTCATAATGAACGCAGGAGTGAGTGCTATAATGGTAGGAATAGTACTACTCATAGCAACAAAAAACGTGACCCAGCTTTTCTAACTAACTTAAATAAAAGTATACCCGTGTAATATACGATGGTGTTTGGAAGAATTGGAACCTTTGTAACAAAAGTTCTTGTGGTATTGTCAGTAGCATTTGTGCCACTTCCTGCAACCGGTCATGGGTTTCTCGCGGAACCAAAGTCCCGTAACCTCATAGCGCACAATAAGGGTGTGGAGTATGACCACATGTCTCTCGCTGGAGGCGGACCTTACGCGGTATGGCCAAACGGGAGGTGGGAATTTGGCGGAAAAGGTAACCATTATACTTGTGGGAGAAAACAATACGATGTCCCTGGACCTGTTCAATCCGTGTGGTCTCCCGAGCAAACAGTCACGTTCACGATAACATACACCGCGGTTCACAGAGGACATAATTATTTTGGCCTCTGTCCGTCGAATCAGAAACCTACTCCTGCGTGTTTTGCCAAGCACTGGCTAAGAAACGCAGAAACAGGTAAACTTTATTGGGACTTGGGAAGCAGAGGAATTGGAACTTACAAAATGAAATTCAAGCTTCCCAAAAACTTTGAATGCCCCAAGTGTGTGTTGTGGTGGTGGTGGGTCACTGGAAACTCTTGCCACCCCCCGGGCGACAACGGAGACATGCGGAAATGTGGTGAACCGGGGGCAGTTCCAGAGGAATTTTGGAACTGTGCGGACGTGAGCATCGTAAACAAAAAAGTCCCGAGCCCAAAAACCGGCCCCAAGCCCATTCCGAGCCCAAAACCCGGCCCCAAGCCCATTCCGAGCCCAAAACCCAGGCCGAGCCCAAAACCCAGGCCGAGCCCAAAACCCGGCCCCAAGCCCATTCAGAGCCCAAAACCCGCATGCCCTTCAACTCTATATGGAACGGACCAGCAAACGTTTTTCTTCATCTGTGCCCATGGGAACCCTGTCAAGATACCTTGTCCCAAGGGAACTCTGTGGAATACGGACAAATCTATCTGCGACTGGCCGAAGCGTGCGTCCTAAGACGTCCTAAGTTTAACAATTATATAAGGATTATATACTTTGTCATTGATTGCATATCGACAAACCTGAGTATATACTTTGTCATTGATTGCATATCGACAAAGTATGTATATACTCATTGTCAATATTTGTATTGTAATGCGAATACGACCATTCTGGTCCCAGAAATGTGCAGAAGTATCAAAACAACTCCCGTGGCTCAGTGAAACAACATCACACACGTTCACGAATGATACTATTCCCAAAGATGTCTTCAGGACGAGGAAAGTGAAGCTCAATCCCACAAAGGAACAGAAGCTGAAACTGAACTCATACGCTGACGGAGCCAGGTATACATACAACGCCGTGGTTGACGCAATCAATAAGAAAGAACACTCCGCAAACAAGATACAACTTCAAAACGTATTCTTGTCTCTCAAGAGGCGTGATGGCACATATAACCCTTTCTTCAACAAGCGTAGATGGCTCCTACGGACGCCGCAACCTATACGACAGCAAGCAACGTTTGAGGCAGTGAAGAATTTTAAGGCGGCGTTCGCCAACCTGAAGAACAAGAACATTGACCACTTCAAGATGACGTTCAAGACCAAGAAACACCAGCAGCAATACGGATACTCCCTCGGTGTGGGGAAACATCTGTATTACAAAAACAATGTTCTCACCATATTACCAAGGGCTATCGGGCATATGAGATTTTTCGGGAATATGCCGTTTGAAGGTGCCCCGGAGGCGGAGTGCCGCATTCGAAGGGACCCATACGGAGATTTCTGGCTTCTCGTGCCAGTGAAGAAAACATCATCGCCGTCGTCATCGGGACCTATAGTTGCCATAGACCCTGGGGTAAGGACACCCTTTGCGTGCTTTGCGACCGACGGGACGACCAAGACCCTGGGAGAAGATATGAACGAGTGTTTGAAAGACATCCGGACCAAGATATCGCTCAACGATAGAAGGCTGTCGAAGGCAACAACAAGCGAACTCCGTAAAAAGTGTATACTACATCGGCGCCGTTTGTTTCGACAACATCAACGAGTTCGGGATGCGTATCACTGGCGGATTATTAACGACATCACGAGCAATACCGGTGGCGTGGTGTTGCCACCATTCGAAACTCAAAAACTGAGCAGAGGGTTGAAAGCCAAGACCAACCGCTCACTGCTGGGTATCAGTCATTTCACGTTTAGGATGCGGATGAAGGATCGATGCGAAGAGAAGTCCTTGGTGTATGAGGAGCCGACCGAGGAATACACTTCGAAGACGTGTGGGTCGTGCGGCCGCATCAATTGGCTTCTGGGCAGTAAGAAGACGTTCGAGTGTTTCTGTGGGGTTGTATGCGACCGCGACACTCACGCTGCCCGCAACATCCTTTTGAAATGGCTAATAACCGAAACGGGTGCCCGGGTCTTAGCGACCTTCCCCGTTTCTCGGTCAATGTCGACCTCTTCGTGAAAACGGAGTGCTTATATTATTCGGCATATAGGTGATGTCCCATAGGTTATTTACCGCGAGAATAATATTTGATGGCATTAAGAACACTGTATGCACAATGAGCTACTACTTGACCCCATGGGAATACTTTTTCAATGACATAGTGGCGTCAGGAAACGTCGGTGTAGCAGGCCAGCTTACAGTCCTAGGAAACATATACGCAGGCACTATTTATGGAAACGTGCAAGGAAATGTTATATCGCAATTACCGGCTGTGGGTTCTCTTGATGTCCGCGGCAACATCATAGGAACGTATGCAAACATGGTACAGATAATAGGAACTACTGGTAATATTGGCAACGTACGTTTCACGGGAGGTAACGTTGTGGCCCCGTTTTTCATTGGAAATGGATCTCAATTAACAGGTATAACTTCTACGCTCCCTGGAACTGCAAACCTTGACATATTGAGCGGAAACATCACGGGGGCGTTTGCGAACGTGGCGACAATCGTAGCAACTTCTGGAAACATTGGAAATACCAGGTTCTCCGGAGGTAATGTATCAGTCAGCGGGCAAATTAACGCCCTCGGTAACGTCGTAGCACCTTTCTTCATTGGTAACGGTTCTCAGTTGTCAGGAGTTACGACAACGTTACCGCCTATTGTGTCGGCGGACATCCGCGGGAACGTCATAGGGACTTACGCAAACGTTCTCGGTGTCATTGCGGCGGCTGGGAACATAGGGAACGTGCTTATTGATAGTGAAAACATCCGTCTTAACGGACAGATTACCGCCCTCGGTGGCAATATCGTAGCACCTTTCTTCGTTGGCAACGGCTCGCGGTTGACGGGGGTAACTTCTACGCTCCCTGGGACTGCAAACCTCGACATATTGAATGGAAACATCACGGGGGCGTTTGCGAACGTAGCGACCGTCGTAGCGACTTCTGGAAACATTGGGAACACACGGCTCATCGGTGGCAATGTGTCGGTCAGCGGTCAAGTGAACGTCCTCGGTAACGTCGTAGCACCTTTCTTCATTGGTAACGGTTCTCAGTTGTCAGGAGTTACGACAACGTTACCGTCTATTGTGTCGGCGGACATCCGTGGGAATGTCATTGGTGTGTATGCAAACGTACTCGGCGTCATCGCGGCGGCTGGGAACATAGGGAACGTGTTTATTGATAGCGAAAACATTCGCCTTAACGGACAGATTACCGCCCTCGGTGGCAATATCGTAGCACCTTTCTTCGTTGGTAACGGCTCGCGGTTGACGGGGGTAACTTCTACGCTCCCTGGGACTGCAAACCTCGACATATTGAATGGAAACATCACGGGGGCGTTTGCGAACGTAGCGACCGTCGTAGCGACTTTTGGAAACATTGGAAACACACGGCTCCTCGGAGGCAATGTGTC